GGTTCATTCCTGCCATTTCCCCAGCGTGAACCGGCTTTCGAATGCATCCGTATAAAGGACATAGACTTACGTGCGGCACCCCGCGATAGCGACTCAAGCGGCACTGGCGAAGGCGTTGGGATGTAAGCAGCCGCAGGTGAGCGGATACATCAGGCGGAAGGATTGGCCATTCGGTAAGGGACCATGGAAGCCCGGCCAGATCCCAGCCATTCAGCGTTGGCGTGCCGACAACCTCAAGCCCGGCGCCCCCGAGAAACCAAAGGCCGGCGACACCCGCACGAGCAAGCTCAGAGAAGAGAAGCTCGACGCGGAAGTGAGAAAGCTCAGGGCGCAGGCGGACGAAGCCGAAACCGCCTTGGCTCGTGAACGCGGCAAGCTGATCCCCGTGGAAGAAGTGAAAGCCGAGTGGACAAAGATCGGCCAGCGCATCCGCAACGAACTGCAGAACCTGGCGAGTTCGATCGTGCCTGATGCCTTAACGCTCGGGATGCCCATGCAAGCGGCGGCCGAGTTTCAGATGAAGTGCGAAGCGAAGATACTGGGCGTGCTGCGAGCGATGAGCGACGCGGGCCGCGCGGATGAAACCGAAGAGACTGATTGAAGTTCTGCAGCGTTAAAATTGCGTCCAAAGCATTCTGGCGAACGGTCTACCCGCAAGAGCGACTGACCCCCTCGGAGTGGGCAGAGAAGTATCGGGTGCTCAGTCCCGATGAATCAGACGAGCCCGGCCCGTACTCATTCGACCGGACCCCCTATTGGCGGGAAGTCTGCGACTGGTTCACAAAGAACGTTGAGGAGATCGTCTGCCTCAAGGGTGCACAAGTTGGATGGTCGGACCTCAATCGCAACCTGATGGGGTTCTGTATCGACATCGACCCCGGCCCGGCAATGGTGCTCATGCCTGATCAAAAGTCGGCGGAAGACTTTCGAGTCGAGCGTATCGAACCGCTGATTAAGAACACTCCGGCGATCGGGCGGCACCTGTCAGACAAGCGGCGCGACAACACGAAACACCGCATCAGGTTCGCGACGATGTCGCTGTTTATGGTCTGGGCAGGTTCCAAGACAGGAACGAAGTCCCGGCCGATTCGCTATCTGTTCTGCGAAGAGCCCGACGAATACCCGCAGTTCTCTAGCACGGGCGGCGATCCACTGGCCAAAGCAGAGAAGCGGTTGACGGTGGCCGCGAGCAAGGGACGCTCGAGGAAAGTCATCGGCGGCACTCCGACCACCCGGCGCGGGAACGTGTGGAAGCGATGGGAGATGTGCACCGCGAAGATGCACTATTGGGTTCCGTGCCCACACTGCAACGGCTATCAGGAACTGCACTGGAAGGGCGTCAAATGGCCCGACCTGAATGAGCCCGACCGAAAGAAGCGGGCCGAAAAGATCAAGACGGACTCGCTCGCATACTACGAATGCGAGCACTGCAAAGAAGCGATCCGCGACCACCACAAACCGCCGATGTTGCGGCGTGGGATCTGGGCCTCGGAAGATCAGGCAGTGACGCGAGACGGGCGAGTAGTCGGCCGAGAGATTACGGCCCGTCGAATCGGATTCTTTCTGCCGTCGACGTACAGCCCATGGGTTGCATTTTCCCAGCTCGCGGAAGAGTGGCTCAACGCGCAAGACGACGTCCAATCACTGTGCGACTTCGTCAATCAGCGACTAGCACAGCCTTTCGAAGAGCAGAGAGAAAAGACAGAGCCAAGCATCTTCCACAACAAGTCGAGGGGTGCGGGGCCTGCCAAGATCATTCCGTCATGGGCAACCGATGTCATCAGCACTGCGGACACGCAAGGCGGACGCGGCGAACCGACCTATTGGTATTGGGTGACTCGGGCATGGGCTCGCGGGTTCCGATCTCAGCTAGTGGATTACGGGATCGCGAACAGCAAGGAAGAGTTGCTCGATAGCACGTTGCGGCGTGAATACACCTGGGAAGATCACGGGGCGACAACACCCGCGCAGTTGATGATTGACTCAGGCGGCGATCGGACGTTTGAGGTTTACCAGATCGCACAGATGGACACCTACCGGATTCATCCGGTCAAGGGTGCATCGCATGACAGCCGCGGCAGATTCACGGGCGGCACGTCAATGGCCACCGTCAAGTATCAGAAAGCTCACGGCGTGAGCCTGCTGATGGTTGATACGCAGGCATCGAAGGATCAGCTTTATCGACTGATTCACGACCCGGATGTAACGCGGTGGATGCCTCACAACGCGATCGACGACAACTACGCCGATCAGATGTCAGCCGAGGCGAAAGTGTTCGACCCGCTTAAGGGCTTTGAAGAGTGGAAGCCGCGGCAGGGATTCGAAAAGAACAACCACTATTGGGACTGCGAGCAGTACCAGGTTGCAGCGGCCTGGCACTACGGACTTGGCGGGCCTCCCGTGAAGGCGATTGCCGCTCCGCCTGCAACTCAAACACCGAGCGAACGCGCAGACGAACCCCGCAAATGGGTTGAACGACCTGGGAAATGGCTATGACCCTCGCAGAAGCACAAACGAAACTTGCCCTGGTCGAAGAGCAGATCAGCAAACTCATCGCTACGGGCGGCATCACGTCCTACGGCATCAATGGCCGGAACGTGCAGCGGTCTATTGAGTTTCTTGAACGCGAACGCACGCGACTCGAGCGGGCCGTTCAATCGCTTTCGGGCGGTTCTTTCCTGCTCGCTCGATTCCGGGAAGCCGACTAAATGGCAAAACGCACCACACGAAAACCCGCCGCATCCGGCGAACTCCCGGAAGAAATCGCACTCCGCAGACTGCGAGCCCGTGCAGAGGCACAGGTGCTTCGCGCAGCAATGAAGGCGAGCAAGGCGCAGCTATCCACGTTCGCGGCTGCAAAGGTGAGTCGGCAGACAAAGGATTGGCGCGCTCCCCTCACATCCGCAGCCGGTGCGATTGTCGAGGACTCGGTTCGTCTCAACGCTCGAGCCCGGCAGCTTGTCCGAGACTCATGGATCGCGAAGGCGGCGGTACGGGCGAAGCGTCGCAACGTGGTGGGCACCGGCATTATCCCGATCCCCGCAGCGCATGAGAAAGGCGTCGAACTCGCAGAGTTCAATAACACGCTCGAGGGTCTGTTCTGGGATTGGGCATCCGAGCGCAAGGCGTGCGACGTCGAAGGGCGTAGCACGTTCTGGAAGATGCAAGGGCGTTGCGTGGCCGAACGGTTCGTGGTCGGGGAACACTTCATCGTATGGAGCTACACGCCGAACCCGCATTTCGTGGGCCTGCAACTGCAGAGTTTCGAACCTGAGCAGCTCGACGACACGACCCAAAGCTATGACGGAAACGAAGTGCGGCGCGGAATCGAAGTCGATGCGCTGGGCCGCGCGGTTGCCTATCACTTTTTCGAACGCACCCCGCAGGACTATCCCTCGGTAAAGCAGAGAACCATTCGCATTCCCGCGGCCCGCGTCCTGCACTACTTCGACTCGGAACGCGCTCAGCAGTCACACGGCGTGACCGAGCTCGCTCCGGTGATGATGGATATCCGCGACTTCACTTCCTTTAAGGATGCGATGCTGTTCCGCGCCAAGATGGAAGCGTGCATCGGGTTCATCATCAAAAAGGCGAACCCGGCGATTGGCGGCCCCGCGGGCATCTCCGCGAACGGTGATTCGGCAACGCTTGCTAGTGGGGATCGCGCGCTCGACATGGCCCCTGGCATGGTCCCTGAGTTGAATCCCGGTGAGGACGTGGTCCCATTCATGCCGAGCTCACCCGGCAACTCGTATGAGCCATTCACCGAAACAACTGTCAGAGGGATCGGCGCCGGCACCGGCCTCAGCTTTGGAGCGATTGCCCGCAAGAGCGACGGTAACTACAGCTCCTCCCGTCAGGACATGCTCGAGGATGAACGCGAGCTCGCACCGGAACAAGACGAACTGATCGACGTGATTATCAAGCCCGTACACGAACTGTTCACGGCGTTCGCGATCGCGGAAGGCAGACTCGGGATCTCTCCCGAGGTGTTCAATGCACGGCGGCGCGTGTTCCTGCAGGCTGAATACATCCCACCGGCCCGGCCGTGGATCGATCCTGAAAAGGAAGCGAACGCATCCGAGAAACTTCTGCAACTGCGGCTCACCACCCGCAAGGCGATCGCGGCGAAGATGGGCAACCGTCATTCACGCAACATCGCGCAGATCGCAGACGAGCGAACGCAGGCGGCAGCGAAGGGAATCACGTTCCCAGAGGACGCGGAGCTGGCTGCAGCGCAGCCTGCCGCACCCACAACACCGGCCGCGGCACCTGCAACTCCTGCAGGCACGCAACCGGCAACCCCTGGCGGAACGGTCAACACCGAAGTGAACGCGGAGTCATCGCTCAACGGTGCACAGATCACCGCTGTCCTCGACGTGTTCGGCCGACTCGCAAAGGGTGAAGTCACTCCGGACGTTGCGATTGAACTGATCGTGGCTGTCGGCATCCCCCGCGACCGCGCTGAAGCCATGGTGAGGGATCAGGCAGACGCAAAACCGCCTGAAGATCCGAAGCCGAACCCGGCGCAGATGCGGGCTCGTCTCGCAGTCATTCCCAACTATCGGCCTTCGACGTCTGAGGAAATGCGGTGCGGAACGTGTCGCTTCCTCGCGGGGATGAACTGCACCGCGTACGACGAACCCGTAACACTCGCCTTCACCTGCGATGCGTGGGAATGCCCACCGGCGACGCAGTCACCCGACTCGACTGGATTCGTTCAACCGCCCGGCCCACCGGACGGCGAGAAACCCTTCGATCAGACATCGGCCCGCGAACAGGTCTAAACCATCATGAGCACTCAAACCCTGCAGCGCGCGGTACTTCGCGCGAACGTCTCGTCATTCTCAGCCGTCAATGTGGACGTTGAGAACGGCATCATCAAAAACGCATCGGTGATGACCATCGGCCCCGCGCTGGGCCATGGGTTCGAACTCGATTCGACCTCCCTGCGGCAACTCGTGGAAACGATCGGCGACGGCGTCCAAGTCC